AACTGGCTTATCAGATGCAATAGCTAGAGGCGAAGACTTAGGAGATGTATTCGACAATATAGCTGATCAAATTGCTTCAATGGTATTACAAAAAGCTGTTGTTGGCCCTATAGTCAATTGGGCTTTAGGTGGAATTGGATTACCAACTTTTCACGAAGGTGGTTTTGTTAGTCCAGCTAATGCAATAGCAAATATTCAAAGATACCACTCGGGTGGCGGAGTTGGCTTAAGAAGTGATGAAGTGCCCGCTATACTTGAGAACGGAGAATATGTGCTAAATAAAAATCAGGTAAAAGGATTGCAAAATAGTGGAGGCGGCTCGCCTGTATATATTTTTGATATCACCGCAGTTGACACTCAATCATTCCAGCAAGCAATTCAGCGCAATCCAGAAGCAATTGTTAGTGTAGTTACTCAAGACATTATGCGAAACGGAAACACTCGGAAAGCAATTAAGAAATCTTAAGGAGGTGGGCTTTTGGAAAAATTCGATTACAGATATAAAAAAGCATGGTTAGTTGATATTGTGACAAATACTTTGATCACTCAAATGGAAGGTGGCAGGGAGCAAAGACGCCCCAAAGGCTTGCCTTATCGAGTTTTCAAGCTAGAGTTCGATAAAACGAGCAATTATAACAACGATGCAGAAGAAATAGTAAATTTTTTCTTAGCAAGAAAAGGGCAGTATGAGCCGTTCCTTTGGGATTACAAAGACTCAGAAGGCAACATAATTGAAGCCGATATAAAAGTTAGATTCAACCAGGCTAGATTAAGCGATGAAGTTTATGACAACAAAGCTCACTCATTTTCGATCGAGTTAAAGGAGCTGGTATAAATGCCCCGAACTCTTAGCCCTGATGTTATTGCAGAAAAAGACAAGGATTACAACTGGCCGATAGAACTCTATCAAATTAAATTAGATGAAGAAACTCTCTACTTCGCTATGTTTCCAGAGGATATAAACTTTTTTGATGAAGCAGTCAATCCACAAACTTATTATGCAGCTTCGATTAGTAGGGGATCAGTCAAAAAAGATAATCAAACCAATCCCAATACTTCTGAAATAACTTTTGATAATGTAATGCGAGAATTTTCAGCTTATGTTGCTAATACAGATTTTGTCGGGCGGAAAGTTACGATCTGGAAAGTGTTCAAAAATCACTTAGGCAACTCAGAAAATTATGTTGAAATTTTTACAGATGCAATTATAGATAGTGTTTCGATTGATGAATATAACTTAACAGCTCAGATAGTTTCAAACCTTGATGCCTTAGATGTTGAGCTACCCGGAGAAACTTATCAAGTCAATTGTCGATTTGAATTTGGTGGGGAAGCTTGCGGTGTTAATATACCAACAAAATCGGGGCAAATAGACAGTATAAGCGGGTCAATGATTAATAACTCTGCTATAACCGAAAGTGCTGATTACTGGAAATATGGGACTATTGAAGTGGGAAATGAAAGCAGAAAGATAGTCGCAAGCGGAAATGGTTATGTTGAGCTTGAATATCCATTTGGGAGCGCCCAAACTGGAGATAGTTACAGTATGCAGGGTGGGTGCGATTATTCTTATGATGCAGGACATGGCTGCACTTTTTGGAGCAATACTCAATTTTACGGCGGTTTCTTAGACATTCCAAAGATTAGAAATATAAGGAGTGTTGATTAATGATTGACACTCAAAAATATTTGCACAAAAAATATAAGTTTAATGGCCGCGGCGAAGAAGGTTATGATTGCCTCGGTCTTATGCTAGAAATTTTAAGAGACAATGGAATTAATTTGCCAAATGGTGACGGCCGAGAAATAGATGAAAACTGGCAGGAAAAAAAACCGCAAAGATTTATTGAGGGATTATCAAATTACTTTAATCAAATTAATTTTGAAGACAGACAGCCGCTAGATGTGGTTGTTTTTTTAATTTATGGAATTCCGAGACATTCCGGGGTTGTTATTGATGATTATAGATTTATTCATATAACAGAAAATTCTAAGGTTCATATAAGCAAATTACCAAAATGGAAAAACAGAATTCACAGTATTTGGAGAGCGAGGTGATCAGATGGCAACGGCAATAATTGGGGCAGCAATAGGCTGGGGAGTTGGAGGAACATTTGCAGCGGCGGCTATAGGTTTTTCAATTGGTCGAGCTTACGATAATTACAAAGAACAAAAAGAAATGATGGAGAGTCTTAATCAATCTCCTACATATTCTTTCGGCCCGATTAGAAATACAAAATCTCATGAAATGCCAATACCTGTAATTTACGGCCAAAACTTAGTAGCGGGAAATATTATTAACCAAAAAATTCACGGAGAAAATGATAGGTACATGGACTTGCAAGTCGGTATTTCCGAGGGACCGATTGAGTCAATAACAGGAATAAAGGCAAACGAAAATTCAATTAACGCCGAAATAAAACTAGGGGAGAGAAGTCAGAATGCCTGGAGTAATAATTTACATGGCCAAACTTTTCCCTATGTAGCTTATTACAGCACAACACTCGACGCAGAAGCTCTTGAGTTATCCAGTACGCCAACAATGACTGCGATTGTGGGAGGGCGGAAAGTTAGAGTTTGGGATGGTGCAAACTGGGTTGTAGAATACAGTAATAATCCAGCCTGGTGTCTATTAGATTTTCTTACAAACAAAAGATACGGATTGGGGATTGGTGACAGCGAAATTGACTTAGAAACTTTCAAAGAAGCGGCTATCTATTCAGACGAACTTGTAGATGGCGAAAAAAGATTTCAATTAGATATGGTTATAGACGCAAAAAAATCAGCACTTGATATTATCACAGAAATGCTTTCAACTTTTAGGGGGTTTCTTTTCTATTCAGACGGAAAACTAAAACTAAAAGTTGACCGCCCAGAAGCTGCAGTTCAGACTTTTGAATTTCACGATGACAAAGAAAAAGACAATATCAACGAAGGAAGCTTTTCTTACAGCAAAACCAGCAGAAAAGAAAGACTCAAAGAAGTTACTGTTCAATATACAGAGCCGGATGAAAACTATGAAAGAATATCAGCTCGCTTCACCGATGAAAGTTTTTCAGCCGGAGCAAAACAGACTATAACCTTGATTGGTGTCAATAGATTTTCGCAAGCTGGAAGAATGGCCCGATATTTTCAAAAGAAATCAAAATACTGCACTACTCAAGCTAACTGGAGTGCTGGAATTGGAGATATACAAGCAGAAGTTGGCGATGTAGTGTTAGTTTCTCATGTAGTACCAGAGTGGATAGATAAGCCATTCAGAATAGTTCAGATAGAAGAAAAAGAAAATGAAGAAATGCAGATTACGGCGATTGAGTACAATGAAGCGGTATATAGTGATGATGGGGTTGTATATCAACCTTCGACTGGATCAAAACTCCCGAATCCTTTTGAGCCGCCAGCAAGTGTTGCTAATCTATCATTGTTAGAACATGCGAATGTACTAGATGATGGAAGTTGGATTCCACAAATCAAAGTCACTTTTGAACAACCAGATTCAATGTTCTGGAAGTATGCAAATATCTATTACTCAGATGATAACGGAGCGACCTGGGAATTCCACGAAAAGACTGAATTAACCCAAAGCATTATCAAAGAATTGCCTCCAGGAACATACAAAGTTAGAGTGCAGTCAGAAAATAATCGTGGGGTCAAAGAAGATTTTGGGCTTGCTACTACAGGGCAAATAACAGTTAGAGGAAAAGACGCTCCACCTTCAAATGTTAACTGGGGTAATTGTAGTTTTCAAAGCTATATAGAACTCAACTGGCAGCCTATCACTGACATCGATTTGAAAGCTTACGAGGTTAGAACAGATCAGAGCTTTGGCAATGATGATGCCGCTCTAATTTATCGAGGGAATGGTTTACGGGCTGGCGTTAATAACCCAACCAGAAGGCAATATACTTTCTATGTTAAGGCATTGGACCGCTCTGGTAATTATTCAAATGTTGCTGATGAAATAACATTAGTAAATTCAGCTCCTTCTGCACCTAATTTCACAGCAGATGATATAACGGAATTTTTCTCGGCAATTAAAATTCACATTCCAGAAGTTTCAAGCGCCAACGGTTATAAAGTATATATCACACCTTCAGACGGAGCGGGAAATGCGACAGGCGAAACTATAATTAATCAATTTTCAGCAGCTCAAGATTATTACTACCCTGTCAATTCTGGAGATAGCGTGTTAATCAAAATCGGAACTTATGACAGTCTAACTCAATTGCTTGATGACGAGAATATCTCAGCTGAAATCGAAGCAACAGCAGCTAACCTTAACGATATTGCTCAGTTTGCTGCAGATTTAAGACCGCCGAAAATAGTTAGCGCTTTACCTGTTTTGCCCGACCCTAATTATCCAGCCGACAGCTCAGTAGTCTATGATGGCAAATTATATATTAACGAAAACGGCAGTTGGGCATCAAAAGTGCAGGAAGCTGAAACAGCAGTTAACGCACTTATTGCAGGAACTGTAGAGGCTGGAGCGATTGGAACTGAAGAACTTGCATCTGCCGAAGCTATAATTCAAAAACTTGGTGCTAACCAGCTCATTGCCTATGAGACACAAATCAAAAATGCAATTATCGATGATGCAAAAATTATAAGTGTTTCAGCCAGAAAAATAATTTCGGAAGAAATGATAGCAAATCTAATGGTTTCGAGAGGGTCTATAACTATCAAGGGAAATGAAAAAGAAACTGTCGAATCAGTCGCAACAACTGGGGCAATGCAGTTAGATAGTCAGGTAACAAATGAGTGGGATGCTTGGAAAATGTCGCAAGATGGAATCAAAGGTTTTGATAGTGACGGAAATCAACACGTAGAACTTTCCAAAAATGGTAGACTTAAATTAGAAGGAAGCCCGGGAGCAAATATTAATGACGTAGTTGCAGCTGAGAATAATGCTAAGAATTATGCAGATGCAAAAGTAGCTGATTTAGGAGATATGGCTTATCAAGATGTTGTTGAACTAGCAAAATTAGGTACCACTGTTATTGAGGGTGGTTATATCAATTCTAGCCTATTGACAGCAGATAATATTGTAACAGGTACTCTTGATGCTTCTAATATAGTAGTTACAAATTTAAGTGCTGATAGCATAACGGCGGGCACTTTAGACACTAATAGAGTTGGAGACAATACAATAGCTGCTATTAAATTACAATTAGATAGTTGGTATTCGGTCGAGGAAAAGCCAGGATTAATATTATCGCAAAGATTTGGGGAAGGTTTTACTACAGATGCAAATAATTGGAAGGCATATCTTAATCTTAATTATACAACAGAGACTTGGGGAGATAAAATTAAAATAATTTGCACAGCACAAGAAGATACGGGTGGAAATTATACAGGTGGAGCACGGGATTGGGATGCATTAAGATTTGTGGTTGGTTCACAAATCATATACTTTAAATTGTCAGATACTAAAGAAACATATTCTTATATATTTTCAGTAAATCAAAATCAAAATTACGATATATCTATTGAAATTAAGATGAGATATGTAGAGTATACGCCTAGAATATATGGTTCGACAGTGTTTGGGAAAAATAGAACACTTAATACTATTAGATAATAAAAAAACACAAAATATAGAGGTGATATAAATGGCAAATAATAAATTTTCGATAGATGCAGATGAATCAAAAGATGGA